CTCTATTCGCTCCTCAACACCATCGTAGAGGAAGGGCGTAGGTTCGCTGGCGCTGCGGACATGAAGATCAGTGATATGTCGGCAAATGCCCCCGTGGGCACGACGCTAGCTATTCTAGAGCGCACACTCAAGACGATGTCGGCTGTTCAGGCTCGCATCCACTACTCGATGAAGCAGGAGTTCAAGCTCCTTAAGATCATCATCCGCGACTACACGCCCAAGGCGTACAGCTACGAGCCGGAAGAAGGTGGCCGCAAGGCTAAGCAGGCTGACTATGACATGGTCACGGTCATCCCCGTCAGCGACCCTAACGCTGCTACCATGGCCCAGAAGATCGTGCAGTACCAAGCTGTGCTTCAGTTGGCGCAGGGTGCCCCGCAGATTTACGACATGCCCTACCTGCATCGCCAGATGCTCGATGTGCTAGGTATCAAGAACGCCAGTAAGCTCGTCCCGCTCAAGGATGGCGACGACATGAAGCCGCGTGACCCCGTGTCTGAGAACATGGACGTCATCAACAGCAAGCCGGTCAAAGCGTTTATCTACCAAGACCACGAGGCTCACATCTCAGTCCACATGGCTGCTATGCAGGACCCCAAGATCATGCAGCTTTTGGGTCAGAACCCACAGGCGCAGTCGATGCAGGCGGCGATGATGGCTCACATGAACGAGCATCTGGCGTTTGCCTATCGCAAGCAGATTGAAGAGCAGGCTGGTGTACCGCTGCCCCCGCCCAATGCTGAGATGAGCCAAGACATCGAGCTTCAGATTTCGCGTCTGGCTGCAGCAGCAGCACAGCAGCTTCTCCAGAAGAATCAGGCAGAGGCCCAGCAGCAGAAGAACCAGCAGATGCAGCAGGACCCCATCGTGCAGATGCAGCAGGCAGAGCTTGAGATCAAGAAAGGCGAGCTTGAGCTTAAGAAGCAGAAGTTCATGGTCGATTCCCTCGCGCAGCACGACAAGATGGAGTTGGAAGAGAAGCGCATCAACTCTCAGGCTGAGATCGCTGGCATGCAGGTCGGTGCGAAGATCGCTACCGATAAGGCTAATCTGTCTGCTCAACAGCAGGAAGCAGGACTGCGCATGGGCATCGAAGTGGCCCGTGGCCAGTTGGAGCAGCAGAACCGCGCTGAAGAGACCCGTAGGAACGCTGCAATGCAGATGTTGCAGGTAGCAAAGCAGACGGGTGCTACTCCCGAAGCTAAACCTGAGGAAGAATAATGAGGATGGACCTGTTAAAGCACCTCTCAAATAAGGTGCAAGAAGAACTTAGGCGTATCGAAGCAGACATGGCCATGGGTCAAGCTGAGGACTTCGGTGCGTATAAGTACGCCTGCGGCATTTACCGTGGTTTGCTGGTGGCGAATAATATCCTCATGGAAACCGCGCAACGAATGGAACAAGATGATGACTGAGATTATTGGTGCACCCAAACCTGCACTTGTTAACCTCGCTGGTAAACCTTTCAAAAGCATCCCTCTGGAACCAGAAGTTCCAGTTGAAGACCGAGCCACGCAGCTTCCCGACCCTTCAGGCTATCGCATCCTGTGCGCTATCCCGGAAGTCGAAGAGATGACCGCTGGCGGTATCTACAAGGCCGATGAGACCAAGAAGTTTGAGGAGCTTACCACACCGGTACTGTTTGTCATCAAACTGGGTCCTGACGCCTTCAACGATGTGCGTAAATTCCCATCTGGCCCATGGTGCAAGGAAGGTGACTTTATCCTCACCCGCCCACACGCTGGTAGCCGAGTGAAGATTCATGGCCGCGAGTTCCGTCTCATCAATGATGACTCGGTTGAAGCGGTTGTTGAAGACCCCCGTGGCATTTCGCGCGGGTAAAACGGGCGACCGTACAAAGGAGAAGCAGTATGGCTACCAAGCCAAATGATGACTTCGATTTCGAAATCGAGGAAGAACTCGCGGACGGTGGTTCCGTAAAACCAAATATCGAGATTGAAGACGATACTCCCGAGGCTGACCGAAACCGTGAGCCTATGCCTAAGGAGATCGTTGCGGAACTTGAAGCCGATGAGCTTGAAGAGTATTCCGAGAAGGTCAAAGTCCGTCTCAAGCAGATGAAGAAGGTCTGGCACGATGAACGCCGCGAAAAGGAGCGGTATCAGCGTGAAAACAACGAGGCTTTGTCTGCTGCTCGTGCAGCGCTAGATGAAAATCGTAGGTTGAAAGCTACGCTGTCTGAAGGCGAACAGACTTTAGTTGGTAGCTTCAAGCAGTCAGCAGCACTTGAGCTTGCAGATGCTAGACGAGCATACCGGGATGCATATGAAGCGGGCGATTCTGATCGTGTTATCGAAGCACAGGAAAAGCTTACTAATGCGCAGTACAAGATTCAGCAGCTAGATGGTTATCGACCTACTTTACAAGCTGTAGAAGAACAGGTACAAGTCCCCCAACAGCAGGTACGAATCCCGCAGCCAGACTCCAAAACACTTGCGTGGCAAGAGCGCAATACGTGGTGGGGCACTGACCCAGAGATGACCGCCTCTGCCCTTGGGCTTCACCAGAAGCTTGAGAAAGAACGGGGTTCGCAGTACGTGGGCACCGACGAATATTGGCAGGCCATTGACAAAACGATGAGTCGGCGTTTCCCCGAGTATTTCGGGGAGTCAGAGCAGCAAGTTTCGGATACCCCGAGGCCCAAGTCTGCGACCGTGGTCGCGTCCGCTTCTCGCAGCACATCCGCCAAGAAGATCGTGTTGAAACAGTCTCAACTTACAATCGCAAAGAAGTTGGGTCTCACCCCCGAGCAATATGCCCGGGAAGTTATGAAGATGGAGCGTTAATCATGGCACAGAATAAGCTTTTGGATGACTTGAATGAGGATGATGTGGCACGAGCGCCACGTATAAGTCGTGAACAGGAAGAGCGCCCGAAGGTTTGGCAACCAGCTTCAACGCTGCCCGAACCAGACAAGCAGCCCGGATTTACGTACCGTTGGGTTCGTGTTTCCACGCTCGGCCAGAACGACCCTCGCAATATTTCAGCGGCTCTCCGCGAAGGCTGGGAACCAGTGAGTATCAGCGAGCAGCCACAGTTCAAGTTCATGATGGACCCGGACAGTCGCTTCAAAGACAACATCGAAGTCGCAGGACTGTTGCTGTGCAAGGTACCAGACGAGTTTATGGCCCAACGTCGAAAGCATTTCGAGGAAAAGACCCAAGCTCAGAATGAGTCCGTGGACAACAACTTCATGCGGCAGAACGACCCTCGGATGCCCCTCTTCAGAGAACGGCAGACCAAGACGTCGTTTGGTTCAGGCAAATAAACTTAGGAGCTTAGAGACATGGCATACCCTACTGTTTCCGGTCCCTACGGACTGGTGCCGATCAATCTGATCGGCGGGCAGGTTTTTGCTGGTGCTACTCGTCAGATTCCGATTGCTACCAACTCTTCGACGGCCATCTTCTTTGGTGACGTTGTGAAGCTTGGCAGCGACGGTACTCTTTCGAAGGACACCGGCACGAGCGCTGCTACCCCCGTTGGCGTTTTCCTCGGTTGCACGTACACCGACCCGGTGTTCGGTACGACCTTCCGCCAATTCTACCCCGGTACCACGAGCATCACAGACATCGAAGCATACGTGCAAGATGATCCTGACGCGCTGTATAAAGTTGCTGTGGTTTCGACCGGCACCAACATCAGCTACGTCACTCGTGCAAACGTCGGTGAAAACGCTGTGCTGGTTCAGACCACTGGTTCGACCATTACGGGCGATTCCAAGGTCGCTGTCAGCAGCACCACGGGTACCACCTCATCGTGGCCGATCCGTATCATTGATGTCATTCCCGAAACCCAGTCGTCGGCAGGTTCCTACACGGAAGTTGTCGTCAAGTGGAATCAGGGTATGCATCAGTACCTCAACCCAACCGGCGTCTAAGAGGAGTCTAGCACATGGCGATTTCACGCGCACAACTTCTCAAAGAACTCCTCCCCGGACTGAACGCTCTGTTCGGTCTGGAGTATGCCCGCTACGGCGAAGAGCATAAGGAAATCTTTGAGACTGAAACCTCTGAGCGTTCGTTTGAAGAAGAAACCAAGCTGTCGGGCTTCTCGGCTGCTCCGGTTAAGAACGAAGGTTCGGCCATTGCATATGACAACGGTCAGGAAGTCTTCACGGCTCGCTACACCCATGAGACGATTGCCCTCGGGTTCTCGCTCACGGAAGAAGCCATTGAGGATAACTTGTATGACAGCCTTTCGGCTCGTTATACTAAGGCCCTTGCTCGTGCGATGTCCTACACCAAGCAGACCAAGGCTGCTGCGGTTCTGAATAACGGCTTCACTGCTGCCTATGCTGGTGGCGATGGTCAGCCGCTGTTCTCGGCCTCGCATCCGCTGGTCTCGGGTGGCGTCAACTCGAACATTTCTTCGACGTCGGCTGACCTTAACGAAACCTCGCTCGAAGCTGCAGTCATTCAGATTGCCGCTTGGACCGATGAACGTGGTCTGCTGATTGCTGCAAAGCCGAAGAAGTTGGTCATCCCGCCGAGCTTGATGTTTGTTGCTACGCGACTGCTCGAAACCGAACTCCGCGTCGGTACGGCAGATAACGATATCAACGCCATCAAGAACAATGGTTCGATTCCGGAAGGTTACACCGTTAACCACTTCCTGACCGACACCAACGGTTGGTTCCTGACAACTGACGTTCCCAACGGTCTGAAGCACTTTGTTCGTACTCCGATGAGCACGGGCATGGACGGTGACTTCGATACCGGAAACGTTCGGTACAAGGCCCGCGAACGTTACTCGTTCGGTTGGTCCGACCCGCTCGGTATGTACGGTTCGACTGGTTCTGCGTAAGAACCTAGAGGGGGGAAGAGGGAAACCTCTTCCCCTTTCTTTTTGAGTAGTGTATGTGTTACCACTACTAGGGT